CAAACCTCTGGTCAATTAATAAGAAGAACAGATTTGAGGTCATATATACAAGACGAAAATACAAGATTTGAAACTTATTGGAAATTTTCGGCTAAAGGGGATTTTACTGGATTTGATTATATAAGAAAATATTCTAATCCATATCAAAAAAAATTAAGTTGGAAATTGAGAACATCAGATCATTTGAAAGAAAAATTTGAAAGTTTAATTTTAGATTACGATGTTTCACAATTACCACCAAGTTGGCATAATTTTTCTTTGGTTTTTGATGGTTTGACTGGAAAGGTTATTTTTTATATAGATTCTATAAAGGTAAATGAAAAAACTATCCCAAAAAATAGTTTAATATACTATGAATATTTTTCTCCTCTTTTATTAGGAGCAACAACGATAAAAAACACTTCATTAAATGATATGGTTGGAATAGAAGATGGTTATAAATTTATAGGAAAAGTTTCTGATTTAAGAATTTATAATAAAAATTTTAATCAATCTGAAATAGAACAGCTTTATTTCTCAAATAATAAATCTGTATCAAGAGGATCTCTTAAATGGAATATATCTGTTGGTGAAAGAAATTATGTGGAAAAAATAAATCATTTCTTTAAATATCAATTACCTGGTAGTAAAACAAATTACTATAATATAAATATACATAACTTGAAGGTTTCTTCTAAAATTAAAAAACTAATAGAAGAATCAATACAAGCAAATATAAACAAAATATCACCCTACAATACGTTTTTAAATAAAATAAACTGGATATGAACTTCGATCTTTTAAATAGAGACTGTCAAAAAGCAATATTAATATCTGAGGATTATTGCCTAGATAAATCTTTTGATATTATTAAAAAAAATTTTGATACATTTGCAATAGATTTGGGTGTAACTGATGATCAATTTGAAAGATTTGAAATTTTAAAAGAAAAATACGAAAAAAATAAAGACAAGTATAGAAAGTTTCTAACATTTGTTAACCAATTTAGTTCTTCATTAGAAGATGTTCAAAAAACATATAACCAATATAAAAATATATGGTCTGCTATCTCCACTCCCATTGAAATTATCTTTCCAGAAATTACTGAAATTTCAAATTGGGGAACTTTTGATATAAAAACGGGTAAGATAGAAAAGGTAGTTTCATCATCTACTAATAAGACAATAACTAAAGTTGAAAATTGGATTAATAGTAAATTTCCCGAAAACGAATATGGTTTATATAAAAACATATCTGTAAGAATTTATTTTTATATAGAAATTCCAGTAAAATATAATATTAATGCATCGTATGATGAAAAATGTTTTGCTGGTGGAGCTTCTACTAAAGTTTGTTGTGGGGGATGTGGATTTAAAGATAATCAAGGTTGTAATAGAATGGGGCCGAAGGGTTCACATACTTGTGGAAATATGTATGACTGGTGTCCTGCTCCATATTACAATAGTTCAAATTGTGCTACTGGATCTTGTAAAGGTTGGAAATCTGGTGAAAACAAATCAAAATGGAAACAAGAAAAATTAAAAATTTCAAAGGAAATAATTTTTCCGAATGATAAATTCTTCATTGGTTATGATACAATTAATTTGTCTATAAACAATAATAGATGGAAAAATGTTTAATATATGTCAAAAATAGCTCTTCCCACACTTCAAAAAACGCAAGATATTGGTGATTCTCTTAAAAATATTGATAAAAGTTTTAATTTATTAAAAACAGAGATAGAACAACAAAAAGATTCTTCTAATGATATAGAAAATTTTAAAAATAGTATTTCATTGTTTTATGATCAATTAAAATTCTCAATTGATTTTATGAAAAAAAGAAACCCTGTTTATATGGAAACTTGGGAAGAAATTATAAATAAAAAAGACAAATATATAAAGCCTATAGTAACAATATATCCAGAAAAAATACGAGATGATTTAAAACAAATTTCTTCTGGTTATATTGAAAACATAATTCATGATTGGATAACTAAAACATATATAATAAAATCAAAAAAAATAGATAATCCCAATTACATTGAAGGACAGATAGCTATTATTTATTATATAAAATGTTCCGAGGATTTTAGATCAATAAAAGATCAAACCAACAACGCATATATAACATGTGTAACTGGTAATGTTAATGTAACTGTTAATTGTGAATCCAAAAGAAGTGGTCAAGTTTGTATAGATGGTTGTGGTTGTGTAAATTGTTCTAAAACAGAAAGTTGTTCTAAGTCAGCAAATTTATCATGTAATTTTACTGATAATAATATAATTAGTAAAACATCAAATAGGTATTTAAATTCGAATACATCATTGGTTTTCGAAGAATATTATGAAAATAAATTTGAATTTGTAAAATTTATAGTAGAAGATTGTATTTGGAAAGTAGATAAATCTCAATAAAATGAATATTATTCCTTTAAATATAGAAGATAATGTTGGTGATTGTTTATCCAAATTAAATTATAATTTTTTAAATATAAATTTAGAAAATTGTGAATTACAAAACAAAAAAACTGAAAATAAAAAATTTTTGGATGATTTTGAAAATTTAATGTTGGAATTGGATAATTTAATTGATGATATTAATTATGACTTTCTCGAAAAACTGGAAACAACAGTTGTTTTATTAAGTTCTTATTGGAATAAATTTGAATTTACTGTAAACTATCCTTTTAATTCAACAAACGGATTTATTAGTACATTAGTTTCTGCTGGAGAACTTGGAGATTTAGTTTCATCAACAAATGAAAATACACAAAAAAATATATTAGCTAATGCACTTGTTCTAAATAAACTCTATGATAATATATCCGATGCTATAAATGCTCTTAAAAATAATGAAATAATATATGTTTTTAGAAATGACTCTGGTAATTTTGTTTCTTGGGAGTTTTTTAATTATTCTTTGATTTTTTCTATTTCTGTAGATATAGCTGGGAATTTTTATTTGAATGGTAATTTAATAGATATATATAGAATTCCTTATTATAGTGTAATAGCACCCAAGTCTTTTGATCTTGCAACAAAAGGAACATCTATTAATTTTGATAATAAATCTTATTCACTTCTTGATAAAGTACTTTCTATTAATAAAACTAATTTATTAGATAATAATTTAATAATTTATTCGATAGATAAAACAAAAGAAACATCCGAAACAAATGACATATTAGATGTTTCTAAATTTTCCCCAATTGTTAAAAAATTATCAGAAATTATAGAGTTTAATAGTGTTGAATTTAAATCAAAATTAAAAAAAATAAATGATACATTTTTAGAAAGTTACCTTAGTAATCCAAAATTAAATAATCTTTCTCTAACCTTTTTAAATAAAAATTATAATCCAAAAAACTATCAAAACGATACTATCGTTAATGTTGTTTTCTTTTTGTATAATGCTGTCGGATATGACTCTACTTCAGCTAAAGTTACCACTTTTTATTGGGAACAACCAGAACTTATAATACCCTTAAAAGACGTTCAGATTATAAGATCAGGAAATTTAAATTTAATAGCACCAAGTTCAAATACTACTTTTGATGTAGAATTTACAAAAAAAGATACTTATATTGAAAAAATTGTAACTGTTAAGTATATTAAAAAGTCAAAAACCTTTTTTATAACAAACCCCAATTCATCTGTACCTAAATTAAAAACAGAAAATTATTGGGAATTTGTGAATGCTTCTATAGGTAAACCATATAAAAAAGGTGATATCACTATAAAAAACGTGGATGAAGCACCTAAATACATTAAAACTATACCAACTCCTTTTGAAATAAAACAATTTCCTACTACTATGTTAACAGATTTTGGTGATACATTAACAACAAAAAAAGGAGATACATATCTTTTAGGTTGACTTGTTTTTTTGGTTTGAAAAAATAAATAATCATATGGCTAATAAAACTTTTGGAGATTTACCTGTAAGAAGTGGTATAACAGAAAATGATTTTTTTGTAACAAATAGAGAAAAAGAAACAATATCACCTGAAGGCAGGATATCATTATCTGTTTTAAGAAATAGTCTTTATCAGGGATTAATTGTAAAAAATGATATATATGATAACTCTACCAAAAATGTTGTTGTTAAAACACAAAATAATGTTATCAATATTAAAAATGATGATGATAGTCTATTAACATTTAATAATGTATCAAAGAATGTTTATGGTATTTTTCAAATATCATGTAAAAGAACAAATAGTGTTACTATAGGAACTAGCGTTGTTTGTTTATTTGATTTATTATGGGTTCCGAGTTTAAGAAATACAACTCCAATAACTATTTTTGAAAATCAAAATTTAATTATATCAAATAACCCAAGTAGTGTTATGAATAATACTTGTTTATTTTTGCCATCGTTTATTCCTATTTCATCTGGTAATTTTAGATTAAGGGTTAGGTTTACACAGGATGTTTCTTCTGCTAAATGTCAAATAGACTCTAGTTTTTGGATTATACAAACACAATAAAATTTATTATGAATAATAATATAACATGGAACACAATAAGAGAGATAAGAAATCACCTCCTGCAACAATCTGATTGGACACAATTTGCTGATGTTGATATGGATGAAAATGAAAGAAATCAATGGAAAGACTATAGATCCGATTTAAGACATATCACAACAACTTATAGAACACCTAATGAGGTTGTTTGGCCAATTTCACCAGAAATAAAAAAACTGCAATGAATAAGAATCCACAGCTTCAATATAGACATTCTGAAGGTCTTGGTGATTTGATTGCTTGTACTCTTCATAGTAAATTTATTTCACCAATAACAAATTTATTAACAGGATCAAAGGAAATGTGTTTTTCTTGTAATAAAAGAAGACAGGCTTTAAATTATATATTTCCTATACCTTTTTGGAAAATATTCTTTGAGAATTATGATAAAAAAATTGAAGATTTTCAAAAATATTTTGAATTAGAAGAAAAAAAGGAAGAGGTTCCCAATATTATAATTGAATCTGATGAAGTTATAACAGAAAAAATAATTGAACAATTTGATTCTTTTATTCCAGAATACAAAATTTTAAGTGAATCTTCTACAGAAATTGATGATTACATATTTAAAATAACAATATACAAGAAAAAATGACAAATACATTTATTACATATAATACCGAAATTAAACAAAATAGTATAAATGATTTTTCTTTATATTTATGTAACATTTTAAATTCATTTAAAATTCTTCATTGGTATTCAAAAAATTATAACTTTCATAAACTTACTGGGAAGTTTTATGAAGATTTTGATTCTTTGTTTGATTCTTTGATGGAGGAAATAATAGGAGTATCAAACCATAAGAATATATGTTTTTCTATCACTTGTCCGGAAGTAATATTAAAAAATATAAATAATTCTAATTGTTTAAAGGATCATATTAATGATTTATTTTCTATATTAGAAGATTTAGAAAATACAATTAAAAGTAATGAAATGACCAATTTCACATCATCTTCTTTCAATGGGATTAATAATTTGATTGAGGAAATTTTATCTTTGTGTAATAAAACAAGATATCTTATTTCTATGATAGAAAGTGATAATGATCAGAGCGTCAATCTTATACCGCTTAAAGATATAGGTGCATAGAGAGAAGAAGAGACTGCATTACTATAAGTTGTATATCTATCTGTTGATTCTTTTATAAGACTTCTATATCCAGCTTCATTTTCAACAATGACATCTATATATCCAGATTGAACCATTGATGAAAATGGTAAAGATAATGTTAATATTCCATCGTCCAATATTTCAAATGAAGAAACTGCGTATCCATAAAAACTAGGATAATATGGTTCTAATCCAGTTAATCCTTCGAATGGACTAAAAAGTTGTGGTTGTTGATTAAAAATATTGGTGTTGGATGCGCTTACGTATACTGCGCGAGTGTATGATAAAAATTTACCAATAACATATATTGATCTATTTTCATAATAAATTTCTAGATTGCTTTTATTAATATTCAATGGATAAACGCAATCGATGTGTGGTCTTGCTGATATATTGATAAACGATGTTTCATATTGATCTAAATCTGTTATTAAACCACATCCATCAATATCTTCTTGATCAGCAATAACAAAATCTGTATTTATATAATAAATCTTTTTAAAAATATCATCATACTGATTACTTTTAAACATCCAACCTTTTATTGTAAATGTTGTGTCTGCTGTTATTCTGAATGATTGTGATGGTGGTAGGTCTGTTGGATATGTCATGTTGACACTACCAGACCAAAGTATTTCTGTTCTTATTTCATAATCTTTATTATTTCCACTCTGCATTTTCCAAGAAATAATAATATAGGAATCACAATATGGTATAAAATTTGATAAAATTTGATCCATATCTGTTTGATATTTTGTTATTATTGACATGTTTATTCCTATGTTAATAGGAACTGGTTGTCTAATAAATTTTACAAAACCAGAATCTTCACCATAAAGAGATCTGGCTTCGAGTTCAAATCCATTGTTTTTATTAAAAACTCTTGATTCATCTCTTTGTATTGATGATATGTTTATGGCTATAGCAGGAACGGTAAGCCCACCGGGTGCGGGTGTTCTTAGGCTCTCTAAAACTCTCTGCTTCGGTGCATATACAAATTTAACCTTTTTATCACCATTAAAATTATCATTTTTATCAAATCTTTTAATTATTATATCATTAAAAGCCCCAGCAAATTGCTCAACAAGGGTTTGAATTTCTTTATTATAAGACCAGCTTTTCACTTATATATTTAGTGTATTCTACTTAAAAAATGTTTTGGTAGAATGTTTTTATATTTTTTTATAGCTTTTGTTGCATTACCATCTAATATATATGTTATCGAGTAATCTTCTTTTGATCTTGTACATCTACCAGACATTTGTATTAATGTGTTGATCATATAAAAAATATACTGATCTGGATCTACCTCAAACTTCTTTTTTATTCTTTTTGAACTTAATGGTAAAAACGGTGCTTTCAGTACTATCTGAAATCTACCCAAATCTCCATCCAAACTTATTCCTGTATCCAATGATGGACTAACTAAAACAGATGGGTTTATGTTTTCTTTGTGTATTTTAAGAATGTCTTCATTAGATATTCCTTCAATCTTAAATAGGAACCTAGAATCATTTTTTAATATAGAATGAAGTTTTTTAGTAATATCATTAGTATGTGTATGAATTAGTCCTTTGTATTTTTTATGAGAATTGCATATTTCTATACAAGAATTTAAAATATTTTCTAAATCTTTGTTATTGTTTTTATAAGATAAGTTAAAAACACTTGAACAATATATTGGTGACTTTCTGGAATCAAATGGTGATTGAAGTTCTATATATTCATATTCAGATTCTTCGATTCCCATAGTTTTAGCAAATTGTCTATGATTACTAAGTGTTGCTGACATAAGCAAAACTTTATCCGAAGATCCGAATATATACTTAAATAGTTTGTTTGTATTATAAGGAACAAAAACAACCTTATCTGATTTCATTTCTTCTATTAAAAAATTACAATCATACCAAGTTTCTATAGAATTTTTAAGAGAAGAATAAATTTTTGAAAGTTTACTTATTTGTTGAAGTTGTTTAATATATAAATCACCAAGATCTGTTTTTTTTGATAAATTTAAAGATTTTTTTCTTAATTTTTCTAATTCATTCTCAACTTGTGAAAAAATATCAATAATCCAAACTCTTGCCTTTTCTAAATTGTCATCTTTTATTTTTGTAAAAGATATTCCACAACTTTTTAGGAATGAATAATTTATTTCTAAGGTAAAATGGGATACTAACTCATTTTCTATACCATCTGCTTCATCACATATAAAGATTTCTCTTTTTTGTAAGAATGATCTTAAATTAAAGAAGCTTTTATAATTTAAAATTGATACATTTGATCGTATAGCAGAGTTTTTAGCTTCGTAATATGGGCATATACAAGAATCAAAGCAAGAATCCTTTATTTTTTTAGAATAAACACAAGGAGCAAATTCTGTCGTTTGTGATAAATCGACCTGACATTGATAATTATTCTTTCCTTTAAATGTAAGAATATCAGTAAAAATACTTTGATATTGATCTTGTAAAGATTTTGTTATTGTTAATATAAAAGATCCATAGTTATATGAATCTGAATATTTTTCATCATACACATAATTTCCACGAGAATCCATCCTATATAACTCATAGGAATTTATATCACTTCTTCTTTGTTCGTCTATTTCCTTTGAGGATTTTGCTATTGATGCTGCTATGTGGCTTTTACCTATACCTGTTGGTAAACAAGCTATGACATATTTTTTTCCAGAATCCCATGCTTTTTCTATCTGAGAAAAAGCCTCTATTTGAGAAGATCTAGGTGTTGTTTCTTTTGGAAAAAATTTTAAAAATTTAGATTCTGTTAATACTTCCATTCTTTTGAACAAGCATATCGAAGTTTATTTGTTTTTTCAAGCAAGAACATGGGATATATGTAAAATCTAACGAATTTTTTCCAGAATACCCTCTTCCATAACATTTTTTACAAGAGGATGATGGTTTTTTTATCAATGGTAATTGACCATCTGATAAAAGTTTGAAGTCTTCAACAAGAACATTATAATAATTTGCATTTAATAAATTATAACATATTAAGGTTTCTTTATTCATTTTTTTATTGTTTCTATGGTCAGGATGGCATCTCCAAATTTATTATTTTTTTTATTTTTGTCAAATATTTTCTTTAAAACATCTAAACTTTCTGGATAATATTTCGAGATAGTTTTAAATCTATAATCAAAGTATATCAACCCATCTTCTTCATGACTTTCTAAACAAAATGGTATAGGAATCTCTAACTTCTCTTTTTTGTTATTTTCTGTTAAAATATGAAATACTAAATAAAAATTCCTTTGGAGAAAAATTTCAACCTTTCCACTTTTTATTGTTTTATTCTTAATAATAAAATTAACATTTCTTTGCAACAAAGAACTACATGTTTTATCTAATTTTGAAGAGGAAATATTCATTTTATTATAAAATTTTGTTTTTCTTTTTTTGTCATTTTCCTTAAAACTCTATCAAAATATTCCCAAAATATTTTTTGTGGGTTTGTTGGAATTGCCATTATGACCATTGTATTTTCAACTGGTATATTTCTCCAGTCTTGAAATATAATATCAAATACAGTTAAAAGATTTTTTGATGTTGCATTATATGCTGGTGTACTTGATGGTGGTATAAAGTTAAATGTTATTTTTCCTAATTCTGAATTGAGTATTCTCATATCTCTTGTGCATAACATTCTTCTAGTTGGAATATTTAAGCTGGTTTTATTCCTTCTTATAAATTTTAATTCAACCAGATGTGTTTCGCACAAAGACTTGAGTCCACCCAACGAAAGTTTATTCATTTTTTATTGAATTTTGGTTCACAAATACCAAAAATTCTATTTTCGCTAAGAAATACAATATTTTTAATATCATTTATATTAGCAGCTTGTATTCCCTTGTCATTTGGAAAAACAATAAAATCATCCGGTTTTACTGTTTTACAGTTTGGTCCAGCTAAGATTACTTTTCCTACTCTCCATACAAAATTTACTGTATTTATAGGAACCCACAGAGAACCTCTTTTTATTTCTGTACCATCCTCGTTTACATCAATATATTGAACCATCAATATATCGTCTAATACGTTCGTTAAATTCCATCCATCAAGCTCTAAAGCATGTCCTTGATATTGTTCTAACTGAACTGTCCCACCGATTCTATCTTCTAAATTTGTTGGTCGTTGTATCATATTTATTAATTATGTGATGAATTTAATTCTTCAAGTAGTTTTTTTTGTTGATCTACTTCTCTTTTTGAAATTTCTCTTTGCGTATGTTCAAAACATACGTTTTGATTTATCTTTTGTTTTTTTTCTTTATTCTTTTTTATATAATTTATTTTTTTAATATTTTTTGGTAAAATTAACCTATAAAGATTTGAAACAGTTTCTGTGTCTGTGTATATAGAATTATTATAATACCACCTATTTAATGTTTCATTAATTATGTTTGAATGATCTGGTCCAACCATACTCAACCATCTATTAATTAAATATGTAGATACATTTTCCTGAATATTAAGCTTTGTTTTTGGTTTTTTTAAAATCCAATTAATAACATCAAATATACTATCACTCATATTGGTTTAATTAATTCCAAGAAAGATGATTCTACTATTTTATAGAATGATTTTTCTATATTTTCACATAAATCATCTACTTGTTTATCATTTAGTAAAAGAGTTTCAATATCCAATCCGATATAACCCAAAGAAAAAACATTATCTACTTGTCTTAGCAAAGAAAAATTTATTTCTTTTGTTTGTTCATCTTCAGTATGAACTTTTATAGTATCGTCTTCACCCAATTCTACTTTTTTATATGTATTCAACTCCTCTAAACATTCTTTTATTTTATATGAAAATAATTTTTTAAAGTAAACATTTCCAATCTGACCAATATTGGGAAGTTCCCAACATATATTTATAGAATCATTAAATGAGGGATATTCGTTAAAAAAATAGTCTCTATCAAATGAGATATTCATATCTCCTCTGAATATAACGACTACTCCTGTCTTTCTGTAATTTTGTTCATAAAAATCGTAACCAAATCTTTGTTTTAACAAAGAACCATTGAAGTTTATTTTGTTTTTTTTATATATCATAATTTGTATTCTTTTTTGAAAAGATCGTTGCTATTTTCCCATTCCTGAGTCATCATACTATCTCCTAATCCATGATGTATAACATTTATAGGAAGAACTCCAACTTTAACTTTATTTTTATTACAGTTTAAGCAGAAAGCAATATCATAATGATGGAATTTAAAATTTTCATCAAATCTAGCATTTGTTTTTAATATTTCCTCTATATTCACGGCAATAAACAACCCATCTATAATAAGAACTCTACCTCTTGTTGGACCAAAGGCAGTAGTCCATATATTATCATCTTTTTTATGTGAAACCTCGCCCATCATATCTTTTCTTTCACAACAAATATGCCAAGCAAATTTATCTTTAGATAAATCAAATGTTTTAGATCCTGCCAATCCAGAAACAGTATATGGAGATTTGTTTAGTGTTTCAACTAAAAATAAATCATTTATTTCAACATCATCATGTATAAAAAGAATAATATTGTTTTTATATTCTTCTGTTATGAATGAATTATAAACCTCAGACAATCCTTTTTTGTTATCAACTATAATATTCATATCGAATTCTGATATAGAATATAGTTTATGAAGTTTTTCTAGTGTTCTATAAATTGGTCTTTCTTTAAACTCATCAAGAGTTTTACATGTAGTACAAACTACCGCTACAACTTTTTTATTCATATGTATTATCATAATATATTAAAATAAATAAAAAATCAAGTTTTTACATTATAGAATGGTAAATATAAATAATATTCTATATAAATGAAGACTTCATCAAAAACAAAATTAAAGGTAGAAAACATTTTTAAAAAAAATAAGGCAAATGGTTTGCTTGAATCAGATAACATTTTTGCTAAAACTTTTCTTTTAAATATATTAAAAGAACAGGAAGAACTACCAGAAGCCTCAGAGAAGAAAAATCCAGAAAATTTTACACCGGAAAAAAACAAAGAAGATTTTTCAAATTCTTTACAACCAGAAACTTCTGAAAATGAATTTGATGTGGATGGAGTTTCTATTCAGGTACATATAGATAATATTAAAAAAATTAAGAATTTTTCAGATAAACTTGATGAGTTTGCTTCTTATTTGAATGATCCTCATAGCACAGAAAGTTTACACAAGATTTTATCAGACAATGATAAACCTGGTTCTCTTCTTCGTGGTATAACAAGAAAAACCTCCGATGGTATAACAAGAGTAGCTGGTGAAATTGAAAAACTAAAAGAAGTATTAAATTCATTCATCATTCTTGCACCAAAGAAACTAAGAGATCAAGAACCACTAAATTCTAATAGTTAATTTCTAGGATAAAGATTGTTTATAATACAATTATAATCTATACCATTTATATCTTGTTTGATACACCATTCATTCAAGTCTTTAAATCTACAACCTAATGGCCACATATAGACATTTTCTTTATTATAAATAAATTCTTTTGTTTTTTCCTTTGCTGTTTCGTCAACAGATGGATTATCCAAAATCCAAATCTTCTTGTGGAAAGGATATCTCGATAATTGGTTTTTTTGTATATCTGTTAAACTAAGACCAGCTACACCTACTCCATTTTTAATAAACATAGAGTCAATTGGACCTTCGGTTAAAAAAATATAATCAAACTCCTCATCTATATTGTCTATATTAAATAAACTTTTTTCTCCACCATTTTTACTTAAATATTTTGGTGATGAATTATCAAATGATCTTGTTTGATAAAACAAAATTTTGTTTTTTTCATAAAATGGTATACACAAACGATTTTTATGTATATAATCATTAAAACTCAAGTAAAATGATTCACATTTATTTATTGCAGTGTCTAATTTTCTTTCCTTTATATAAGAAAGACACTTTTTGAGTATAGAATTGTCTTTATAATAAAAAATTTGAGAACTATCTTCTAAATTTATACTATCTAATGGTAAATTATTAGATTTAAAAGATTTTTGAGTTACATTTTGTGAAAAAACAATTTCTTCTGATAAAGATTCGTTTAAAATTTCATTTTTTAGATCATCTATTGATGAATTTGAGACTTCTAATATCCAAGAAAAAGCATTCCATGATTTAGAACAGTTAAAACAGTAAAAACTTTGACTTTTAGGGTAAAAAAAAAGTCTTTTCCTTTTCCCGAAACTTTTACCCTCTTTACAAACAGGACATCCAGCATTATAAACACCTTCTGTTTTTTTTAATGTTGGATTATGACTATAATTGTAAAATTTCTTTAAAAGAAAAGAGTCTGGTATTTTCATGCCAGACTCTTTTAACAGATTTTTAATGTAATGTCAATATTTTAATAATCTCTGCTCTTATATGGATCACTTTCTAATGCATCTCTGAAAGCAGCATCAACATTTTCGTCTTCGTCTCTTAAATCATCTTCCTTAAATGGTATTCCTGTTTCTGGAATATCAAAATCATCATCTTGGACAGTTCCTAATGTTTCTATTTCTTTAGTCTCCCTACTAACTTCTAAATTACCATCTTCGTTACGAACTAAATCACCGGAAGAAATTAAAGAATTTAAAATATTTTCAGCTGAATTCTCACCTCTACCCATTCTTCTTACTAGGTAATCTATGATTTCTTGACTAGACATAGATTCGGATGCTTGAACTATTTCTAAAACTTTTGTTTTTATCCCTTCGGTTTCAGAAAAGTTATTTTCTGTATGATCAGATACAGACTCCTCTTCTTCGGAATCCATTTCATTTGAGGAACTACCTTCTTGAACATCTTTCATTTTTTGAAAAAGACCTCTAAATTTATCACTCCATCTAGCAACATGGATCTTTGATGTATTTATGGTTTTAGCTTTAAGCATTGAACTGTTTATAATATTATTCAAATCTGAATAATTTAAAGTTTCAACACCATCTCTTGTAAAATCTTGTAAACCTGTGATTATTTCATCAAGTAAACTTTTTATTTCGCTCGGTGTTTGATTTTTTAGAGAATTTTTGTCTTTCCATTTCTCTACAAATGGTTCAAATATTGACTTGTAATCATATGATTCTTCGTCTTCTAGTTTGTCAATAATTTTTTGTATATTAAAATTAGTATTTTGATATCTATTTTCATTTGAAATAGTCCCCTCGTTCATCATCAATGATTCAAATAAAGTATCGAATTTAAGTTTTTTCATAAAATATAATATTATTTATCT